ATAGTGTGAAAGAAAACCGTCAGGGTTGTCTTTCGCGTTTCATCAGGGCACAGACTGGTCCTTTGCGCAGGCTTTGTGCTCCCCAGTGCACCAAAAAGAAAAAGACGCCCTTGGGCGTCTTTTTCTTTTTGGTGCGGAAGATGGGACTTGAACCCACACGCAAAATTATGTTATTGCAGTAAAGTGTAGGAATCAAGCGGTTTTTCCTACTTTCATTCCGCTGAAAAAAGCATGAAAAACTCACTTTCGGAACAAAAGTGAGTTGCAAAGTGAGTTATTTTGCCACCGTATCGTACTGTTCGATGGCGGCTAAAATTCTGCCACGCAATGCCTGTGCGGATGCGTGTTCGGTTCTGTATTTTTCTTTGATGTCTTCCAGCTCGTCAAGAAGTTTGTCATGGTCGGTCTGCGGCTTTTCTTCCTCTTTGTAGGTCACGCCGAACCAGTCGCACACGCCCTTGCAGAGTGCCTCGGCAATGCGCTTTTTGTTTTGCACAATCCAAATGGCATCCTGCCCATTATCGTGGAAAGCGATTTCGGGATAGATCGACAGCATGGGAGTTCTGCCTATCTCGTAAAACTCGTCCTTCTGATAGACCCCTCGGTGGGTGCTCCGGGGGTAAATCTCCATCAGTCTGCGGTAGACCATCTGACAGGCCCGGTCGCTGATGCCTCCGGCTCTGCCGTAGCGCAGGACAGTCGGTCCCTGTGCAGTCCCTTCTTTCAAGGTGGCCGTGCTTGCATTGGTATGGATGGGCATATGGAGGTTGGATTTCCAAGCGATGCTTTCGGCTACTCGCTCCTGCATCGTCTTGTTGGGAGATGCGACCATCACATCGAACCCGCAGCGGGTGAGAGCCTCGGCGCAATAAGCGCCGATCTCTACACACACATCATGCTCATAAACGCCGGGGAAGCCGTAGTACGGAGCATGGGGAGCCGGTCTGCGTTCGGGGGAAAGATACACTTTAGGCATCTTTCCCCACCTCCTCAAGAGGGAATTCCTCCTCTTTGACCTTTTTCACCATGCCGGTGGTGGCTGCGTCATATGTACCATTAGCAGCCAAGGCCACGATAACCGCATTGAGCAGGCACAGGATTACGCCCTGTACCGTTACGGCAGAGCCGTTAAATGCTTCTGCGCCGATGAGGATAGCCACCGCCACAATGTACGCCAACAGCTGTGCGTTCAGCTTGGCAAGGGGTGTCTGCTTCAAAAACTGGGTGATGATAGTGACCATCATTACAGCGCCTGCGTAAGTACCAAGGGAAGTCCAAGTTACAAATTCGTTCATTTTATGTCCTCCTTAAAGGAATTTGAGTTCGCCACGAATACAGCGGTCGTGGACGCTCTTAATGTTGCGGATCGCTGCATCCGCTTTGGAATTGATGTAGACATCTTCGTGCTCCACACAGTACTCTGTGTAGTTGTCGATATCCTCCAGCACATTGTTGAAGGATTCTTCGCTGTGGTTCGCCCCACGGCGCAGCTCGTCCGAAAAGCGCAGGATGCGGATGCGGCACATATCTGTCCGGTAGCGTTCGTCAGAATCAATATGCTGTTGCAGCTTATTGTCCAAGGCTGCCATACCGGAGATAATCTGATCCTGCTTGTCCTGCTTGCGGTCAATACGATGCAGCAGCCAGCTAATGACGGTAGCCAATGCGCCGGAGCCGAGGAGGGCCAGTGCAATTTCCATGGGTTATGCCTCCTCAAAATACTGGCCTACAAGCTCGTGCGGCAGGTAATACAGCACGATAGTGCCTGTCTCATTCAAACGCTTGCAGAGGTAGGTTTTGCTGTCCTCCGGGTCGAGGTAGTACTTGCCGTACTCGTATTCCATACCCTTCGATGCCGGGATTGGGTCATCAATAGTGCCAGGAGAGCTGATATTGACGACCACCCACAGAGCAGGAACAGCCGGGGGTTCCCAGTCTGCTTGCGAGGTATGCGCCTGCAAGCACTTGTATACCTTGCCATCGTGTCGTCTGCGGTCACCCACCGCATACTTGGTATCAGTTTCCCATGGTAGGAACAGCATGGGGTTCTTTGCTGCATCAGCGTCAGCCATGGCACCGGTCACGCTGTCAATGCTCGTCCGAATCTCCTGCGCCTGCTTCAAGATATCATCCCGCATTGGATGTTTCCTCCTTTTCTTCGGTTTCTACGCCAAGGGTTTGCAGCGCTGCTTTCAGATGTTCCAACTCTGCTTCCTGCTTTGCTTTTACTTCTTTGGCTTTTTCAGTGTAATAGCCCATTAGTTCACCCCCAAAATGTTTAAGGCTTCCTGCATATCGGATGCCATAGAACCACCATCAAAATTTTCTATTTCAGCATTCTCAAAGATGGTATCTTCGGGCACCTTTCCGACAATATATTCGGCTTCCTCTGGCAAACAAGGAACATAACACCCATTTGGGGCTTTCTTCACATACACTAAGGTGTCGGAATAGTATTCCTTGCCCTCTGCTTTGATTTTATACATTGTCACACCTCCAGTATCATGGATTTAATTCTGTTCAGCTCCTCAATCGAAGCATTGAAAAAATCATAGTTCCACAACCAATAGTCATCGTGTTCGGGGCGTTTGTATTTCAGCAAAGATAAATCATCCCAAATCCTATCCCATCGGTCTTGGTACTTTCCGTCTTTGCGGTTATTCAGCAGTTTGATTATTTCTGCTGTCAGCTTCCCACGAACCAAGCCTTTCCCATCATCATTCCTTGCGAAATAATCATAGGCGTTTTGGCTTTTTATATAGCAAATGGAGTTCCCGCAGTAGCTGATTACATTGTTGGCTTCATCAAGTTTTGTGCCATATCGAATGTTTACTTCACCGCACAAGGCGTTTTGCTTAAAACGATTAAAACAAATGTAGTCCATAGCTTACACCTTGAAGCATGGAGCCAAACCTCCACTTGAATTCGCATAATATCCGTCAGGATTGCCAGCGTAATCAACCGCTCTAAACATCTCTCCATTTGGAATATTGGGAGAGCGTAGAAGCCACCATGTTGCATTCGCAAGTAAATCACTGCGATATTTGCGCTTATCGTTACCAGCAGCATAATAATCATATTGTTTACAATAAGCACTTTCCTTATTTGTGGTATTTGACGATACAGTGCCAAATACTTCATAATGTGTCAGAATGTATATTTTGTCATCGGTCGATGTTGGAGTGACACCGACGGCCCCGTTTCCTGTATTATCTGTGTATATCGTAGTGGATTTTAGTACAGATTGCAGGTCACTTGGCAGTGCGGCTTCGATAAGCGGCATTACTATCGTCCTCATTTTACAGGACTTCCATCCACCAACAGAGGTTCGGGAATCGTTCATCCTTAAAGCTATGCTACCTGATGGGACAGAACTGTTGTAGAATCTGTCTATAAGGCACACATCTTTGCCGTTGGTTTGGGCTGTCTTAAAGCCCTGAAATGCTATGCCATTTCCCTCGCGCTCTGCGTTGTGATTAAACCCTATGATAAATACCCAAGTGGTGTAATTCGTAAGAGTAAGACCATCGGAAACCTTGCCGTTCATGGTCACTTCCTTACAGTCGCCGACAGCCCAGAAGTTTGCACCCTCGCCAGCGTCAGACATCTGCTTAATTATTGCCCAGCTTGTATCGTTCAGCACATGTGAAGGTAATGCGAGGTCAACTGTGGCAGGAACACTGACTTCCTGCGGGGCAGATACCATCGTCCCGTTTGTTGCAGAAACAGTCCACTTGCCCTCCTGCGGGATTTTAAGCCGAGCCTGACCACCAACAGAAATGCCTGTTACTGTCTTGCTACCAAGGGTAGCGGTAACGGTTGCCCCGTCAACGACATTCGCTACAAGTTCAAGGCCACCACCACCTGCAATGATTGGGTTACCGTAAATTACGCTCATTTTATTGTCCTCCTTAATAAGTCATAATCTTTGTGATTTGTAGGCTCATCGCCGCAGGAGCCGCACCAGCTGCGTATATCTTTACCGTTCCGTTTTCATTTGCCGCCACCATCGAGGTAACACCAGCATCTGCGAGTGCTGCCAGCTGGTCAATAGTTGGATTGAGGTTGACTTGGAGACCGGCGGCTTGGCCCGTAAGTATCGTTTGATAATACGGGCCGCTGCCGCTCCATGAAGAACTTAAAGAAACGGTTTGCGTGGTGATTTTCTGCTGGTAGTCGGCGGTTCCTGTCGCCCTTGTGCCGTCTGCCTTGTAAAAGACCTCACCGGCCACAACAGCGCTTTCCTCGGCGGTCGTATCGGAAATATCAATGAGGGCGTTTCCGTAGAACTCCACCTTGTTTACCGCCATTCAAATCACGCTCCAATCGTTACGGTCTGACCTCCTGCGGGGTTATCGGCATAAGCAATCGGCACTCCGTTTACGACTACCTCAGAAAGGAAGTCATAGCCATCATCGGGGAGGACGCTAAACTGTGCTTTGGCCGGGGTTACGGTCTTTTTCTGGCCCTTGGTCAACTCACCGGCGTAATCACCGGTTACTCCAAGGATGGACACACCGGATTTAATGTTACCGGCAATGATTTTTGCGGCTTCGGTGCTGTCGATGGTAGCAGAGCCGGAGCCATCGTGATAACCGGCAGGGATTGCTACCGGGGATTTGTCTACAATGGAAAGGGTTACAGCGCCCTTGTTCGGCATGGTGCCGGTCACTTTAGCGCCGTCCACATAGGCGGTTTTGCCATTAAGGATTTCCGCAGCAGTAGCGGTTGCGTCAGAAGTATCAGCATCATACGGACAGGTGCCGGTAATGGGAGCGCCGGTCTTGTCGTGTGCTGTCTTGCCTTTAAGCAGGCTTGCAGCATCAACTGTATCGCCGGTCAAATCCATGAGGGTTTCGCCATAAAAGATTATTTTGGAATTGTACTTAGTGTCAGCCATTTTCAGCCTCCTATAGTTACAGTCTTTCCCCCGGAGGGGTTGTCTACGATTTGTTTTGGTACGCCTTTAAAGGTCATGTTATCTTTCAACATTTTTTCCTTTGTCAACAGCAGTTGGTCGGTAACAGAAGGGTTAACCGTGTACTCGCCCTTATAGACTTCCGCCGCTACGCCAACCACGCTGCCGAATGTAATTGCAAAAGTAGATGTCGGAGATGCAAAAGCGGTTTGAAACTGGTTTTCAGAGGATTGGAATGTAGTCTGAAAAATCATTTTGTATCACCGCCCGCGATATCATCCAAAAGGCCATCTTTAAGGACATCTGCTACAGATACATTGAGGATATTGGAGTTAAGCCGCGCATTGCCAATACCAACCCGCAGCTGTATTTGCACCTGCGGGTTTGGTTTGAAAAGTGAAGTTTCCTCCTCTGTAAGAGTACAGGAAACGGTTTTATCTCCCAGCGTGCAATCCTCAAGGTCTTTTACAAGTACGACATTGCCGCCCTGCTTGTAGATAACGGCCATCATTGAGATGGTGCCGGTATCAAACGGGACGGTAAAAATGTGGGTTGGGGTTGTGTATCTTCCGACGAGGCTCACCCTTTCACCACCTCCGAAATCGCTACCTGTAAGGTAATATCCGCGGTCGGCTTGTCGCCCAAGGCATAGGCCGTAATAGTGCTGTTGTCGTTCGCTACATAGATAGCGCCGGTTCCGCTATCAACCATGGTGTTGTAGGCGGCGGTGTCGATCTGGATATCCACCTTGCTATTGGCAGTAGTCCCAAGGCCGGTTACCGTCTGGCTGTATGGGCTTTCGGAGCCGAGCCAAGATGCCGCAGGAAGCGAAAGCTGCTTAATAACAACCGCCCGGTTTATCTTGTACTCCATCTTTCCGATGGCCTGCGTTACCGTGTCTGTTGTGGTTACATTCTGCCGGGAGGTTGCCTGCTTGTAGCCGGGGATTTTGATTTGGCTGCCGGTGTAATCGCCGGTTTGCGGTGTCACTGCTCCGGTGCGGCCGTTAAAGCTCGCAACAGTACCGGGGCTGATGGTGTGCGCTACATACTGCAAATCGGAGATCATTGTGGGCTGGGCTGTGTAAGTGGCTATCGGCAGCTGATACACAGTACCGCTTGCATTGATATCCTCCTGCACCAGCGCCGGAAGCGGGTCTTGCGCCTGTGTCACAAAAGAAATCGGTGCTTCGGTGTTTGCCATGTCAATTTGGATAAGCAATCGACCGGGGACAGAGCCGCTGGTCGGAAGCGTCGCATTGATCGTTTGGGCTTCCACAACAAAGTTTCGACCGAGGATTATACCACGGCCATCGGAAACATTTATGATGTTCCCTCCCTGTGTAGTTACCTCAACGCCCGTAAAGATGCCGCTGTCGTTGATAATGTGGTTGTACAGATACGCATCATCCGTTGGAGTTACGATAGATGCGTTATACTGGAGCAGCGTTATCATGCGTTTGCCCTCCTTTCAAGGATCAAAATTTTGGTAAGGTCGGCACGGACAACGCCGAAGGTCATTTTTGTAACATCCTGCGACCTTGCATAGCCGGTAAGGATAGATTTGTAACTACTGTCGCCATCAATGACCAAAACCTCTGTGCCGATGGCCATCGAGGTATCAAGTACGCCACAGTCGTTTCGGGCAGTCAGCTCGATCATGTTGTCATACTTTTGCGGGCTTAACGCTTCGTAAGCCTTTTTGTATGCAGCAGATTCAAAATTGATATCCGTTTCCAAAAACTGCGCCGCAAAAAACACAGGTGTAATTCTGTCCGTGTTGTTTGTGTCGACCTTGCCGTTAGGATGCAGATAGTAGGTTATGCGCTGCGTCTCATCGGCCTTGTTGTAGATGGTTACCTTGTTCAGCTGGCCTGTACTGTCACCGATGATGATGTTTTTATCCACGATGGCCTGTAGATTTGTTTCGATTACCGCCGTTTCGCTAACCTTACCAACCTTAACGGAGATCGTCTTTTTCTGCGGGTCAAAGCTCATGTTGACAGCTACGCCGTAAGCCGTCAGAGATTTCGTGATGATTTCGTAAAAACTGTGGATGTTGTCCTTTAGGTTGAGCGCCCCGGTCGTTTCGGAGGTCGTTTCCACCGTCATACCGGATATGTTTTGCAAAGCATCTCCAGAAGAAACAAAGTTATCTCGGATGATCGAAGCAATAAAAGGCTCAATCTTTGCAGAGGTCGTGCGATCGAAATATACCTCTGCGTCAAAAAGCGACATAAGAGGCTGCGCCGAAATCGTTACGCCCGTTTTATCTGTTTCCACATCGTCAACGATTCCCTGATAAGCTACATTCCCGTTTTGGTCTGTAACGCTTATAAAGTCGCCCTTTTTCGCATCCAGCTTTACGGCCCGGAGAGTAGTTTTTTCTAGGGTCAGGTAGTCAAACTGTATCTCCGGGCTTTCAATCGGCGCAAAACTTCGGAATGTGAAATCCCTTGCGAATACTTCGCACTTAAACAGAGTATGCAAGTTTCTCCACCTCCACATATGCTACGATATCCGATGTGCCGTCGTGCGAAAATGTCAAAGTGCTTTCTCCCGGCGGAGCATAGATAAATCTTCCGGTCGAAAAGTCGCTGGACTGGTACAGGTTTTGGATGTATGTCCCGTCGAGCGCATACTCTGCGATCTCCATTGTTGCAGGGTCAGCATCAACAACGAGTTTGTGCCCGTCAGGGATTGTTGCGGTTACTTTTCCGACCGCTACACGGGTACCGGCCTTGATAAGCGCCCAAGCCGGGTTGACGACCGGGCCGAAGATTTGCAGCTTGCAAGGAGATGCCAAATCCCCGTTTCTTATTTTTGCAGTTCCTGTTGCTGTTTCTGCGTAATAATAAGGATAAGTATAGCTATACCTTTTAATCCCTTGGTCTGGCGCTTGACTTTGTGTTACCTTAACAGCTTCGTGCCAAGTCCCGAAGCAGAGGAATGTAACCGGTACTGCCAAATAGCCGGATTTCAGCTCCGACTTATCCGCAGACTGCACTTCGCACTTGATTTTGTACCATGTGTCCAGCGGGGAATACATCAGGTAAAGCGGGCCTTTTGTCACGAACGAAATAAACGCCTGATACCGGGAATAGTCGAAGAATATCATTTCGCCTGTCACGGCATACTGGTTAAGGAATTCATCCGATACCAGCCATGCGCTTCCGGCTTGGATGGTGGAGTAGGTTTTGCCAAATCCTAATCCACCCGGCGCATTGAAGTACGCCGTTTTGTCCATCAAATCCCATTCGGCGCCGACACCGTTCTTGAGCTTAAATTTTCTCATCAGTAAGCCCTCCCAAGCGCACGGTTGACCGCCTGTACCAAGTTCCTTGCGGCAGCTTCACCGGCTGCGTTATCGTAGCCGTTAAATGTGTTGTTCATTTCGATAGTGATGCCGCCACGGTCGTTTCCGTTCAGTGGCATTACATGGGCACGCCCACCGGCCATGGTAAGCAGCTCCGGCCCGGCTTCGCCGACGATTGCGCTGCCGGAGGACAAAACTCCGCCCTTGGCAAGATAAGCAATTTTCCCGATGGTCGGAATATTAAATCCGAGGGACTTACCGCCCAAAACAGGAACCCAGTCAGGGACATCAAAGTGGATCTTATTCAGACCGTTTATCATCCAGTTGATTGCGTCAATGACCATGTTGATTAGTGCAATGATGCCGTTAAGGGGCGCTTTTGCAATGGCAACAAGCGCCGTAAAGATTCCATTAAAGATTTCCTGCACACCTTTCCATGCTCTTTCCCAATCTCCAGTAAAAACGCCACGAATAAAATCGATAATACCGTCAAAAACGGCCTTTATGGAATCCCAAATGGATTTTACTGTTGAGAAGAAGAAATTTAAGATTTCCCCCAATACTCCAAACGATTCCGACCAATCCGTCGTAAATACGCCCTGCAAGAAATCATCCACACGCTGGAGGATGGCCTGTATCTCGTCGCCCTTTGTTGCAATCAGCGCAACAAGTCCTACAATGGCGGAAATAATCAGAACTATCGGGTTGGCTATCAAAAAGTTAACAGCTGTCGTTATGCCCGTTACAATTGCAGGGATTACAGTTCCCGTTATGAATGTGAACGCAGATGACACAGCGCTCATAACGGCTGGGATAGCTGTTTCTGTAATAAAACCTATTGCCGCCCCAATTCCGCTTGAAATTCCCTCTACAACGGTTGTAATAATCGGCCCCATTTTAGTTGCCGCTTCAATAAGGGCAGGTATTACCGTGCCTGTCAGCTTGCTCATCGCTCCGGCTATGCCTGATATGATTCCAGCAACAGGAGAGATTGCCGCAATAAGACCGCCGACAATAAGGATTGTTTTCTTTACACCATCGTCGAGGTTTGAAAACCAATCGATTGCATTTTGAAGCCCTGCGACGATTTTGTTGATAATCGGCAGCAGGATATCACCGATGGAAATCGCCAAGTTATTGAGCCCGTTTCGGAGGATTTTCATCTGGCTTTCGGTGGTTGCGTATCTTTTGCTTGCCTCGTTGGAGAGGGCAATATTTTCGTCCCATGCAGTATTTGCGGTTTTAACAGCATCGCCCAATACATCGGACGCAAGGGCTAACGCACGAAGCATATTTGACTGGCGAATCCCGGAGAGCCCCAATTCATCCAATACGGAGATTGTGTCCTCTCCATTTTCGTTCATCTTCCCAAGCCCGCCGATGAAAGCACTGATTGCGTCTATCGGTTCATTGCCCCACATATCTGCGAATTCAGAAGCAGATACACCAGCGATCTTTGCGAATGTTTCAAGGTCATCACCGCCGGCAGACACAGCCTTGCTTATTGCGGTCATTGTTTGGGTCATTGCCGTACCGCCTGCCTCTGCGTTGATGCCAACCGAGGACATTGCGGTAGACAATGCAAGGATATCCTGTTCGGACAACCCGGCAACTGTACCAGCAGACGCAAGGCGTGTAGCCATCTCAACAATATCGCGCTCTGTTGTGGCAAAGTTATTACCAAGGTCAACGATGGTACTGCCGAGTTTGGAGTATTCATCAGCGGTCGTTCCGGTAATGTTGGCAAATTTGGCAAGTGCAGAGGCAGCTTCATCAGCGGAAAGGTTTGTTGCTTCGCCCAAGTCGATCATAACGCGGGTAAAGTCAAGTACATCATCGGTGGCAATACCCAACTGTCCAGCAGCTTCCGCAACCGCAGCAATCTCCGTAGTGGACGCAGGGATTTCTTCTGCCATGTCCAATATGCCCTGCCTGAGTGCCGCAAGCTGCTCTGTAGTGCCGTCTACTGTTTTTTCAACGCCAGCAAAGGCGCTTTCAAATTCTACAGCCGCTTTTGTGGCTGCCACTCCTGCTCCTGCAAAGGCCAAAGATGCCGGTGCAAACTTCTTTGCAATGTTCCCGGACTTTTCTGCTATTTCGCCGGTAACCGCTGAAACCTGTGCAAGTGCCGCACGGCTCTTGGACGCTTCGGCCTGTAGGTCTTTCAGTTTCAGCTCGGCGCTGGTCAGTTCACGTACTAACTCACGGTATTGTTTTTGGTTGACCTCCGTTCCTGCGGCCATTTCTTGATCCGCTTGCTTTTTGGCGTTTCGGAGGCTTTCAACCTTGTTTTCTGTATTTTTGATTTGATCCCCGAGCAACTTCTCCTTTTGCTTGAGCAGGTCAATATTAGTCGGGTCGAGTTTCAGCAGGCGATTGACTTTATTAAGCTCCGATTGTGTCCCACGGATTTCGCTGTTCAGCGAGCTGATCGCTTTCGACAATCCCTTTGTATCGCCGCCGATTTCAACAACGATGCCTTTAACATTTTCAGCCAATCTTACCACCTCCTGCGAAGAAATCACGCAAGCCACCGGGTCTGCCCTTTATGGCATACTGTTCTGCGTCGTTGGACTTTTCGATCATCAAATCATAGACCATTCCACAGGTCATGTCCTCCAGCGCTTCATCGGATAACCCGAGTTCAGCGCAGCGGAGCATAAAGGTTGACCCGGTAGGCTCACGCACGGTTTGTTTTATTTTTTTTTTGGAACAGCGGTAGTCTTGTTGTTAAGGCTCCAAAGCTCCAAAATGGCAGGAAGCACTTTATAGATGGAAAACATCTCAAACTGCTCCAGCCACTCGTCAACATTGTCTGGGATGGACCCGTCATATTGCCGAGCCATGATAAAAGCGACATCCTCAAAGATTTCAAGATCGCTTACGGAAAAAGATCCGTCCTCGGATGTCGCTGCCGTTTGTAGCTTTTGCAGGTCACGGACAATGTCCCGACCCACTTTATGGCGGTAGATGCGTGGGGTCAGCGCATTAGCGCACAACCCTACGCTTTTTCCGTCGATCTCGATTACTTTGTTCATTTCAGCCTCCAGTCGTCGGAGTGAATACGGCGGTGTACCAGCCGTTCACGGTCGCCTCCGGGGTCTCCGCCGTAGTGTAGGCAAGGGAGTTGCCATTGGCCAGCGGGGAAGCGGTGATGCTGACGGTCTGCGTCTGCGGCTCTACGCTCTCGGTCGTGGTGTTCAGCTCACGAGTGGGGCGGGTGCAGGTGCAGTTATAAAGAACAAACTTAGTTCCGTTCACATCGCCCTCCTCTTGGAACAGCAGGGCGAAGGACTTGGGCTGAATGTTTGCATTCTCGATCATCACCTTGCTGGTGGTGTCAAGAGTGTAACCGAAAACATCCTTGAGGAATGCTTCGGGGAAAACGGCGACTTCGAGATCGCCGGTGTAGCCGCTGTTCGCCACGGCTACGAAATACTGAATGTTGTCCGCATAAAACGGTGTGGTATCGCCGGAAGGCTCCAAAGACAGGCTAACTGCGCCGGGGATAGCTACGGGAGTGCCATAGGTGTTATTTTCCCCGTCGAGGATAGCGTAATGGACATTCGAGATACCGAATTTAACTTTATCAGCCATTTTTACACCTCGATTTCATAAACTACTTGGTTACACTGCTGATCTTCAATGTAACTCTCGGACTTCTGCCAAAACAGAGAGGACAAAGCCTGTTCGACTTTGCCCTCTGCTGTTAGGTCTTTATCTTTTGTGTAAAGCTCAACCTGTATATGGTTGATGGGGTGATACACCACATTGTCAGCGCCAAAATTATTGGAGTAGGAGACGCGATAGAGGATATACGGTAACTTTTGCGGCTTATTGAAGTAACCGTAAGCTACGGGCATCCTCGTCTGTTTTAACAGGGAATTGACATCTTGCAGTGTCATCCTTTCTTAATCACCACCTTTACACGGGTTAATAGTTTCTGCTCTGCCTTTTGCTCCGCTGGGCCGATGTGGGGGAATGGGCGGGCAGAGCCTTTTGCGGTTCCGCCTGGGCCTGCGTGACCATGTTCCAGCAAGTGCGTGAGCTGGTAATCCGTTTTGTTGAAAATTCGCATACGGATATCGCTGTAGCTCTCATATGCGACCTTGTCACGCCAACCGGCCTTATAATCGCCGGTCTGTACCGGGCTGCCGGTCACAATGTCTTGGCGGCATTCCTTTGCCACCTGCCGAACTTCTTTTTTTACGCCATCCGTAACGGCCTGGTCATAGTTTTTCAGTTCGGACAGGATTGCCGTTGCCAACTCATCCGGTCTAACCGTTTTCGACATCGTTGCCCACCTTTTCCTCAAGGTACAACTCTATTTCATCGCTGCCTGTTGCAAAATAGGTGCGATAAATGGAATAGCGTGTGCCGCGCCACTCGGCTAATTTCTGCCCAGCATAGTTGGCGATAGGAGTAATCGCCACAAGGGACGGCTGCAAGCCGTTTTGACCGGCGGAATAGAACTCCGCCCGTGTAGCGGACTGCAGCCGCGCCCAGACCTGTGTTGTGGTTTCTGTGGCAATCTGTACCCCGATATCGTTCTGCTCAAAGGTTTGGGAGATTAATGTAATGAGATCATCCAAATCAATCACCCACCTTTTGCTCAAACAGCCGGTTGTTGAGTGCCCACCGGAGCATCCGGGGCATTGCTACGACCTTTTCCCGGCGTTGCCGGTAAAGGTAGGCGGCGTACATCTCCACCAGCATAGCATCACCGGTGCTGGTGGAAAGTACGATTCCCTCGGTAGCGATATACTCCTTGGCAGACGCGATCAACGCCGACAGGTAATCGTCAAGCGCTGTTGTGGAAAGTTGCAAATCAACCTTCAAGATCACGAGGATATCAGCGTCTGTCATGCTTTAACCCCCTTTTAGGAAGCCTTGGTTACATTGACTGTGTAAACAACGGTCTCGTTGCCATTCTTGACAGTAACGGTCAGAGGATGGGCAGCGCCATCAGCCAGCCAGGTAACAGAGCCGCCGTTCTTCACATTGGCGTTGTTGTAGGCAATAGCGACCTGCGCACCGGCAACCTCGGTAGTGGCGTTTACTGCAGCAGTCGCAGCGGAAGCGGTAGCGGTGTAGCTCAGCACATCGCCATCAAAAGCAGGGCTGAGGGACAGGTTTCCAACGGTCAGAGCGGACAGCTTAGCGTTGTTGGCGGTATCAGCCGCAAAGGTCATGGAGGTGGTTACGGAAGCGCCGTTAATGTTGATCGCCACAAAAGCGCCGGGGATAACGGGCATACCGTCAGCACGCTCTTTGCCGCGGAATACGGTGTTGTCCTGAATGAACTGAACCTCGCGGGATGCTTCGATGGTCATGCCGGAGCGCTGCGCCCACAGGTACAGGTCGCCATAGCCGCCAACGATGTCGCCATCGGGGATAAATTCGAGGATTTCCACATCACCGCCGATGATGGGCATGGTCATACCGTCAAAGGTGACATACCGGCCCAAAGCGGTAGCAAGGATTGCCTTGGACTGCAGAGTAGCCAGGGTCTTGCTATTCATAGCCCAGAAGCGCTCGCCGCGGGAATAGCGGGTGAAGGTGTTACCAGCAGCAACAGCCAGCGCAGCCCAGAAAGCCTCGCCGGTGGAAGCAGTGGGAATGGTGATGATGTTGGAGGTGTGCAGGTCAACCCAAGCAGGAGCATTGGCCGGGTAATCGCTGGGTTTGCTCTCCTGCGCCAGACGCGTCACAATACCGAGAGGCATCTTCTGACCAGCGCCCTTGCCGTACAGGATGGCCTTATCCTTGGCAAGGCCGATAGCCTCGGACAGCATCTCGACGATCCAGGAGGCGAGGTTTACATCGTTATCCTCCAGCAGGGAATTACAAACAGGAACATAACCGGCAACCTTGAAGCCGTCAAGAGTGATCTGGTTAAAACTGAAGGTCAGCTCATTGATGGCACCGCACATTTCAGTCCAAACGGCCTCGGGGACAGTACCGGCAATGGTCTGACGGGCTTCGCCATTGACATTGCGGATGCGGACCCGACGCATCAGTTTGGAGTAGCGATACATATTCTCGGCAATGAGGTCGAGGAATACAACAGGGATGGTCAGCTCACCACCGGTGATATCTCTCTTGCTGCGGGCAGCGTTACGAAGCTCCGCAAAGAAGGTCTGCACATCGGGCTGGGCTACGATAGCGTCACGCTGCTCTTTGGGAAGAGCGTCAAAGGCGCGCACATTCATGGGGAGGGAGCGAATGTTGATGGTATTCATGGTAAAATCATTCCTTTCGTCTTTCTTTTCTGCTTTGGGTTCAGCCTTGGGAGGATCCTTTTCGGCATTTTCCAAATCTTCCTCAAGGCCCTTGATTTCTGCGGACAGTTTTTCTTTTTCGGCGTTGTGGGCATCCTGTTCCTCGGTAAATTTGTTCATGGCGTCCTCAACAGCCTGCTGCTCCTCATCGGTGGTAGCTTCGCCGATTGCTTTTTCGATTTCAGCGGAGCGTGTTGCAAATTCTGCGTCTTTAGCTACCAGTGCCTCAAAAGCTGCTCTTTTCAGTTCCAGCTTTTTGGCAATCATAATGGATTTCAGTGCCATGTCAGCACTCCTTTCTTAGCTTTTTGAGGGCTTCGGCCCTCCATTGGTCGAGCTTGCGCTCGTTGATCTTTTCAAGGTCTTTTTTCCGAGCCTCTACCATGGTGTCCTCGTAGGCCGGGAAGGTAACGACCGATACCTCATACAGTTTGACTTTGCGAATAGTCCACACGGTTGTGCCATCTGGCCGGATTTCGGTTTCCTCGTCAAGGATGTCAAAGCCGAAAGAACATTGGGAAACATCCCCACGCTTTACGCGCTCATAGGCGTTCATGGCGTCCTGATCCGCTTGATTAATGAGGATGGACCCCCAAAGGCCCAAATCGTCAACGCGGAGGGTTAGTGTACCAGCTGTTGTTCTGCCAAGCACGATTGTGGTATCATGGTTAACCAGCGCCCGAATATCATCACCGAGGGTACCATCAAAGGCTCCTCGGTCAATGCGCTCGATGGCTTTATCCCACATCCGGTATTCGCCGGTAAAGGTGGCGAAATAGCCCTCAATGTAGAGGTTTCCATCAGCAGCGCGGGTTTTGAAGTCGCCACTGCGGCTGATTGCCTGTCTTGCTCCTACCATTTACTCACCTCCTCCGTTTAGTTTTTTCTGATCGCCAAGGCGGTCCGCGGGAATGTAGTTTTCAAGGGCCAAAAGCTCATCCATCCCCTCGTGCGGAGTAAGCCCAACCCAACTGCGCCACTCGTTCCGTGTCATTGCCATGCGGTCAACCATTTCCGCGCCAGCTTTGATGGTTTCCTCCAAGGAATAGTTGTAGAGGGAGCGGACATTGAAGCGGAAAAAGTAATCCGGAGATACGAGCAGCTTTCGGCTAAACTCCTGCTCCAAAATCTGTGCAATCGGCATGATACGGGAAGAAATAAAGTTGTTCCATTCGTCTCGCTTGAACTCGCCAACGCCCAAAACAAAAGGCGGCACGCCAAGAATGGTTGCCACCGTCGTTTTATCCAGTTTTACGAAGTCTGCCAGCGCAAGATCAGATAGAGTAAGGGGCCTTACCTGTTCCACCGAGAATTGCTCGGCAGGAATCAGCCAAGGTTCCCCGGCTTTATTGCTTGCCACAAAATCGCCAAGGAGCTTTGCACGCCCCTCCGGGTCAGAAAACTCGTCCGTCAGCGAATCCACCTTCACGATAAGAGACGGTTTCCATTCACTGGCCATGAAACCATTTTCTGTTTTCGCCGCTTGCTTGAGGTTATTTGCCACATCAGCCAGCGCAATGCTGTACCCAGTGCCTTTCCATGGGTAGTAATTGCTCGGATTTATGGCAAAATGCAGCACATCCTTCGGGTCATAGGGTTTCCCAGATATTTCGATGCTATAATACCGTTCCCCATTCGGTACAAATGCTACAAACGCCGCCGGAATCGGGTCAAGCCGCCGGAGCAGCCCCTTCCGGGTCTTTGGGAGCACTACAGCGTTCCCCCGGCCATCCAGCAGCATTGTTTTGATGATCCACTGGATAAAGTTTGACCGACCCATGTAGCTGTTCGGCTCGATATCAACCACACGAGACAGCCCATTTTTAACCCGGATATCTCCACTATCGGTGTTTTGCATCAGATAGATTGTCATACTTCCAATTAAAGACGCAATCCTATCAACAGCGGCACAGATTTCCGGGTTGTGCGCAAGGTCTGTATAGCCGGAACAGGTTAGGTCTTTCCAGCCGGTTCCATCACACAGGCATACAGCGCTCCGCGTTTGGGGCTTATCCCGAGAGCGGAAGCGCTCAAAAAAATTTGCTATGCTCATTTATCACCCCACCATTTCTTTCCTGCTTTAGATTTATCCAAAGCCTCCAGGTACCGCACCGTGGCGAATACGGAGGCATCGAACACATCAATTCGGTTTGTCGGTCTTACCTTGTCGTACTGGATCATGTCGTCTGTCTTTTCGACGGCCGAGACATTCCCAACACAATACTCATATGCTTCGGAATGCATATAGTACAGCGTCCCATTTTTGGCGCTCTGCTCGATATGCCGGAAACCTTCTGATTTCCTGTAAAAATACTGCGGTTGGTCGATAATGTTAAACCCAGACGATTTCATGCCAATGAAATACTCTCGGCAGAATTTACGGTCATGCCCCACCTGTCGTATTCGGAAACCGCGCTTTCGCATTGTAACAAACCAGTTGACAACATCGGCGTGGTTTACGGTTGGACTATTGCACATGGTCAAAAGTCCATCATCGGCCCAGCCGAAAAGCGGTATACCATCCTCGTCGGCCTTAACATGAGCCTGCACCACAGGGAACCAAGCGTGACTGATGATGATATCCACGCCTTTGTAATTTCCAAAAAGCGCAGCCGCTGTTAGGTCGTGCATTTTTGAGAGGTCTGCACCACCGTACCAGTCTATTGGGAGCTTTGAAAGCTCGTCCAGCGTCCAGTTGTATTTTTCATCGCTTCGCCGGAATTCGTCGAGGTTGAAATAGGACTTGATAGCCCCGGTATAGACATTGAGAGACTTTGCGAAGAAATCTTTCCGCTGCTGCGGGTCATTCTGTGCCTGCAAGCTATCGTTTAGAATTTCCTCCGGCCGGATGGAAACGCCATAGGCCGGATTGGCCATCTCATGTACCAGGGGATTGGTATAGTCGATATTTCCCTCCTCATCCGGATTGGCGCAGCACATAAAGATAAAATATTGTTCGTCCTTGATGGTGCCATCCAGCACCTTTCGGCAGTATTGCAGCCGCTGCCCAAGGAAGCCCTGTTCGTTATCGCCAGCCGTGGAAATACCTATCAGCAGCTTGTTGGTGTAGGCTTTCATGGCTTCCTTAAAAAGGTTGTACTGCTTAGGCTTGGTAAAAGCGTGGATTTCATCGCAGATCGCAATATTGCAGTTAAGAGAATCCTGCGCATCCGGGTTTGCAGCCAGAGCGCGGATAAAAAACGAGCCGTCTGGAAGCTCTGCCTCCATTGAGTGCTCGTTGTTGTTGTCAATGATCTTTACACCGCCGCCATGCTTCTCGTCCTCGCCCATAAGCCGGATGTTATAATCCAGAAAATTAAAGCTTTCAAGGGACTGCATCAGAGCCGCAGCCGATATGTAGGTTTTGGAACCGCTGCGCCGGTACCACAGGGACAGCGCCCATGCGAGGGAAGCGGCAAAACTGGTTTTGATGTTCTTTCGAGGGATAAAAATAAGGGCTTCATGAAACCGCACCACATCGGTGCCTTTCAACTTAAACCCAAGAAGATTGTATATGATGAATTTGTGAAACGGCTCCAACAGGAACGGCTTTCCCCGGAGCGGTGTACCGTCCAGCTTTTCCCCCTGCTGGTGGCAGAGGGTCTTTTCGATGATTTGAATACAGAACTCCGGCCCTTTCGGCGCGAAATCGTACTCGTCATTATCGAGGTCAGCAAAGAAACGGTCAACAGCCTGCCGCAATTCCTTGCAAGCGACCTTTCTCCCGTCTCTGATGCTTTCGGCATACTCAAGGACTACGGGCCAGTTCTTACCCTTAATCTGTCTCAAGGCTGGCAAGAGCAGCGGCAAGGCCGCCCTTTTCCTCCTTTTCCTTCACTCCGCCGGTCATTTTGCGGAAACTCGATGGAGTAAGCCCCAATTCGCGCCAGTATGCCAGTGCGCTCTTGTTGAGGTCGTCCCACAGAATCAGCAGAGGGTTTTTTACCATGTTTGTGGCGTTCCCTTTGTTGGTATATTCGATGACGGACTTACCGCCGGACTTTTTGAACTCGGCCTTGGTCTTATCCCGCTGTTCCAGTATCTCTGCAAGCGTTTCTACCGCAGATTGATAAGATGGGTCGGCCGTACCGAGTTTTTCCATCTGTTTTCCGATAGTTTCAACCCATTTTTCCTTTGTCATGGCTTCCCCTTTCTCAAAAATATACCGTAGAGTTGGAAAAAGTTCCCCCCGCCGGTCCCCATAGACAGGCGGAAGGCGCAACGGATAGGGGGGGTATCAGTAACGGCCCCTTGCTGCTGTTGCTTTTTCCGGGTGCTGCTTGTTATGGCAGCCCTCACACAGGCTTACTAAATTTTTATCTTTGTAAGCCAGCTCCGGGTACTCATCTGCGTGTTTGATATGATGCACCGTTGTAGCCTGTACCGCCTTTCCGTACCTCTTGCAGTGCTGGCACATATATCCGTCACGCCTTAATATCTGTTGGCGCTTCCTCCGCCACCTGGGAGAATTATAATCAAATACAATGTTCATTACCCGCCCTGTCCCTCCCGGTGTCTACTATGCCGGGCTACCAATTATTGTTACCAAACCGTGGTTATCCGCTTAGTGCCTGTCTTGTTCCCGCACAGCAGGAGCGTCTGCGGCTGCTCATGGTCGCTCTCGCTGCTGGGCAGCAGCATCTTCCGGGCTGCGTAGCCTCCGTACTGTTGCCATGCGGTACAGCTAACCACTACCAGCTGCTTGGTACGGATAACATTGTTGTTACTGTCCACCACGATCTTTTTGGGCTTACTGATGGTGCCTTTGTGGGTATGGCCAACAATCAGAGCGTCAATGCCCTCTATGGTGTAGCCGAAGCGCTCATTGCGGTTGACCGTTGCACCGGTGTAAATGCCGCCGCCGGAGCCATGGGTAATAGCCATCGTATAGCTGGTGATAGGGATATCTCTTGTTACCCTGCGCCCAATCTCCAGTTTGAGGAATGCTATGTCCTCGGCGTAGTAGTCCTCCATGTCCAGCTTGCACATGATATCGCCCATAATGTCTTGGTCGGTGTCCCTTGCTGTCCTCGCTTCGTGGTTACCGGATACCGCGCAGAGTATCTTATCCTTGATGGGCGTTAGCATTTCCACCATCATCTTTTTCTGCTCCCGCGGGCGGATATAATCCTCAAAGGGGCTTCCCACCGCGTTCCGGGTATTGTTGTTGATGAGGTCGCCGCCAAGGATGAGATAAGCGTCCTCCCGCTCTACCCGGCGGCAGAATGCTTGCCAGCCCTCTTTATCATGTAGGATGCTGCCCAAATGCACATCAGCTACCGGATATACCTTGATGGTGTCGCTCTGCGGGATTTTGCGGACTATTAAATCCATAGGTATCCCCTCCTTTATGGCGATAAAGAAAGAGAGCACCTTTCGGTACTCTCTGGCTGCTTTTTGTAAAGCAGACTATTGCGAACTTGCGGCCTGCCAGCGCGGCACCTTTTTTACGAAGGTCATGTATCTTCGGCCGATGGGATAACGGGGCATCGGCTACACCGTAAAAAGGAGGTAAAACATGAAGGTGGAGCACCCGATAGGATTTGAACCTATAACCCGCTGCTTACAAGGCAGCCGCTCTACCATTGAGCTACGGGAGCAGATCGCCGGGATTAGGGGCCCGGCTCCCCACCAGGAGGAATGTCAAGGGAAGTCTGTGTTTTACCACACTATCAGTATACACTGTATATGCATCTTATTTCTGCCATGTTTCTGCCATCTTTACAGCTCCGTCAACCCATACCGGCAAAGGGCATATCTCATTAGCGCTTCGTCCTTATCCCGGTACACCTCTCGTTCACTCTCATTGAACTCCTGGCAAAGTCTCTGTATGTAGCCATATTCCCGGCGGATGTAGAACAACTCAAGGATGCGCCGCTGCTTTCCCGTCAGGCAGGCCAGTCCTTTCTCAACCTGGGAGGTCTGCCACTTGACTACCGCAAGGTTTGCCGAGAGCGCATCCCGGCGGGAGATTGCGTTAATCAAATGCTCTTCCCGGCCGCAGCCACCGCCCTTTACTGGTGTAGCATCGCTGGTAGCGGACCGAATGCCGTCCATCTGCTCATTGTAGCGGCGGATTTCTTCCGGTAGGCTTTCCAACGACCGGAGCTTATAGCTGTGGCATTTCAGCTCGTCAATGCAGATGCGCTTGTAGTCAATCATGTTTCTCCCTCCTCCGGCGGTTCATTTTCCGCCCGCCTTTTTCCGTATGCGCAGGAGAAGTTCGGCGGCACTTCGCAATCAACGCAAACGCCGTGGAAACAGCACAGATAGCTTATTTCATCGTAGCTGTATTCGCAGTCCTTGCATCTGACCACCGGCGCAACATCAGATGGCTGGAAACAATCTACCTCATCGAGTATATCGTCAACCCAACAGGCACGACACCAGCACCCGTTGTGGTCTTTCTTCTCCGCCTTACACGGCTTGCAATAACGCTCCTCGACGCTTTTCTTAAACGCTTCCCTGTCTATGTATTCAGCCATTGTCAGTCCTCCCATCATGTACCGTTGTGTATTTCCCAATCAGCGTGTTCGTGTGAGAAGTCCTCATCACATACGCCACGCAGTTCTCGGGATCATTCCCACAAAGACATGGAGAATACGCGCACGAATCACAAATTGTAAACATCTCAGTTAGTGTCATTGTCATCCCTCCTATTCCAAAGCTCAGCCATATATTGACGGTATCCACTCTTATCAAAATATTTTCGAAAAACACCGCCAGCAGATGGAATTGTCGCTCCGCACCGCGAGCATTGAGGTGCTTTGTTCTTTTCATCCCATTTGGCTTCACCGCCACAGAATGGGCACGGTTTTAATTCAGCCATCCTTCATCGCCTCCAATGCTTTCTCCGCCTCCTCGCGGGTCAGGAATACGGTCTTGCCAAATCCGTTTAGCGCTACGCCATACTCCCGCCCTCTGGCACCTATTGGCTCAAGGCCAATAAAGCCGATTTTATTGCCCATACCAATCTGCTTGACCTCGCACTCGCTTATATGCGTATCCGTGTCCAGCAAGGCGAACACCCTCTGGCCCACCTTGCACGGCAGCACCACCAGCCGCCCGTCCTTGTCAGCCTCGGTCAGCTCTTTCATCCTATCCACATCGACGCCGTCAAACAGCGCCGCAATGATAGCCATATCCATGCGCATCGAAGTTACATCGGATGGCATCATGTGCGTGTCCTCGTAGGCAGCGAGACGCAGAAACCGCTCCTCTGGGATATTCCGCGGATACCCGTTTGCAAGGCGGCGCTCGTACTCTTTTCGTTGCGCGTCGGCTTCGCGTTTGTTTGTCAGTCGTTCCATCATTCTACCTCCTGCATCCAAAATTCGCGACAACAATCTACACACTTTATTACGGGTTCTTTACACCCGCCATAACCGTCTCGGTGTGCAACAGAAATATACCGCGGACAAAGCCGCAGCACCCCGGAATCACCAACAAGTGACTCCGGATAGCGCTCCATAAACACGCTTTGCCGCGTCTTGCGTGGGTGCGCAGCAGACCATTCCTCAACCATAGCAACCTGAGCCGCAGCGTCCAGCGTTGACTCTTGACAAACTGCACAACATAAGTCATCCTCACAACCACTAAGAGCAGGACACCCTTTACACAAATCGCCATAACTATGGCACATCCTGTTGCGTTCCTCGATAAACTTCACAGCATCCATTCTATTTATTCTCCTTATCCTCATTTAAGATTTCCATTATCTTTCTATATTGATAATCTGGTATTAAAGGTTGTATTCCATTACATTGCTTGTATTCATACCATGCTATGAATATCCCAAGACTAAAGCAAATAATTGCAAAACCAAATAACATCCAAAATACTGCTGTATAAGAAGGTTCAACTAATCCCATAAACCAACCACCTATTTCTATTGAACAGAAAGAAACAAGTGCAAGAAAACAAGTTAACATTACTGAACGAGTTTGAAGTGCATATGGGTCTTTTGCTTTACACAGCTTTAAGAATTTTCTGAAATTCATCATATGTTTAGCTCTATGGCATTAGCTGGGCAGCCTTCGCACACATCGTAGGTATTGCACATCCTCCGAGTTTCTTCTAAAAATTTTACTGCGTCCATTCTGCACCTCCAAAATTCTCAAGATAATATCGCTTGCAGTCCTGCCAACCCTTGTAATAGGCTTCCTGCTCCCGGCGTTCCTGTTCCTCTGCGGTGATCTCCGCCTGGGCCACTTCATCCACATGGTTCCACCTTTCGGCCGAAATAGCCGATAGAACCATTATGCAGAAAGCAGCTAAGATTATCGTAACTGCCGCTGCCGTCCAGTTCCTCATAGCGAATCCCTCCTAAATCCGAAGAATGCCTTTATTTGCGGCAGGGTCTCCAGCCTGTGGCCATCTACCGTTATCAGCGCTGCGTAGCCCTGGCCTATCCAGCCATCGTGCCAAATCTCCCGGGCTTCGAAGTAATCCACGCTCTCCCGTCGCTCCGTGGTTTTGCCGCAAACCCTTATCTCGATGTCGATTTTCCCATCCCGGCGCTTTATCCAATTCTTGGGACGCTTATACTTACCGGCTGCCGCCGCATCCTTGTAGCATTGTTTGGAGCAGTACTTTTGTCCCGGCTGGCCGAAATATTCCTTCCCGCAGTATTCGCATTTCTTCGGCTCGGCTTTTTTCATACTGCTTTTTCGGGCCCGGATGCTGTCCATGGCCTTTTGGCACTCCTTGCAATACAGCTGCCTGGTGTTGGTGCTGCCTATCGGCCCTCCGCATCTCTTGCAGGGCCGGTTTGGGTCTCTCTTGATTCCATAGCGATACAAGATCGATGCCACAGAGCCGTAATCAAGATCGAGAATTAAGGCAATCTCCCTGTTGGTCTTGCCCTCCCGTACCAGTTGTTCCAGGAACTCCGGGTCGTTTGAATTAGAACAGCCGATTTTGGCGTTAGGAGACGCTTTATCGTATGACATCATAACTCACCACCTTTTCCTGCTCGGCCATCTCTGCGCGCATTTTTATGGCTTTGGTGACAGCGTTCCAGCGCTTGATAAATTCCTCGGCACTTTGTCCCTCAAAAAGCGGCTTCTCCCGCTCTACATCCTTCTGTCCCATCAGGGTACCTCCTCTATGTCAATTTCTGTTCTTGGGTTTTTGGGGTCATATGCCCCACGCAGCCGCAGCTCTACATGGTCAAAGCTGTCGTCCGCTATCACGCCTCGGTCGGTCAGACCGTCCATCAGCATCTTGCCGTTGTAGTTGTCCGGGTCGTGCCGATGTTTGGTCGGAAAGTAGTAGGTGATGGTAACTATCGCCTTGTCCATCGGCTTTTGCTTTTTGCAGCACGCTCGCATTAAGCCGATCCACCGCTGCTTTTCAGCCCGGTATTCCCAACCGTTCAGCCGTCCTGCGTACTTGTTCAGAGATGGGGGGATTTCTGGGATAGTGATTTTCACGCATTCTCCTCCATCATTCGCTCCGCCAGCGCTATGTCATAGCTGGGCAGCTGCTTTACCTCTGCCATACCGGCCAGCTTTGCCCGGATATCCGCAGGCAGGGCTTGCATTTTGCGCTCGCTCTCCTGCCTTGCCCGGTAGCTGCGCATAAAGTTAGACTGCACCACGCTCTGCACTGTCCCGGTGTCCATGCTGGCCCATTCCCGCAGCTGGGAGGGGTGTCCTACCAACCGTTGTAGGTTCTCCGGCAGGGCTGCAAACTCTTTCTCGCTGTTGTAGCCGCTGTTCCGCAGGGCCTTTGCAATCAGCGCCCATGCTTCCCCCTCGGAGAGTTCCGCCGGTCTGTTGATCTCACCAATAGCGGCTATGATAGCCCCAATGTGTGGAGGGAAGCCCTTGCGGTCGCTGGCAATGTGGGTCTTAACCGCCGCTGCCACAAGGTTAGCCGGGTAGTCTGCCAGCATCTCCGACCACAGGTTCACCACCGCTTCTGCATCCTGCCGTTTCATGTCCCTGTAGTAGCTGGGGTATGCAGCCTTCAAAATCGACATGACGGCAAGTGTTTCAGATCGGGTCATGCTCTCCCTCCTCTCGCAGCATTTGCAGGAAAACATTGTCGGTCCCACCAGCAGACTTGTCGCCTTTCAACGGGTAAACATCCTGCCAGCAGCGCTTAACGCTCTGATCGAGAATAAGCCCCTTGGTGTGGTTGTCCCCCGGTGCCAGCCGTTCCAGCTCATTCAGGATCATCTTTGCGGCCCGATCAGTGAGGGGCTTTTTGATTTTCTTGCGCATCTCACAAAAGCCGTTCCAGTTCTCCATCAAGGCTTCCGGGACATCCACACGCCCCCTTGGGGGGGTAGGGGGGGTATTATTCCCGGAGGGAATATTTTCTTTGTCTTTGTCATTGTCTTTGTCTTTGTCTTGGCTTTTCTGGGTTTTTGAAAAACCCGCTGGGTTTTTTAGGTTACCTTGGGTTTTCTTCGGCCTACCGCCCTTGGAACCGTTTTCCCTGCTTGTTTTGGCTCTTCCTTCGCATTCAGCAGCCATCCGGTCTATTTGCAACTTTGCTACCGGCCATATAAAACGCTCGTTTCCCCGGAAATCGGGGGCTGCGCCCGTCTCTGCATATTTCAGCATAGCCGTGAAGAGCCGCCCTCTCTCCGCATCTCCGAGTTCCTCCATGGCATCTGCAAAGTCTGTAAAGACTTTAAGGTACTTCATGGGTTGTCCTCCTGTCGCTTTTTACTGGGAAGCGTAACCCTTAATTAAAAGGGAGGTCGTTCTCGCCCTCGACTTCTTCAAATCCGCTCTGCTCGCTCTCTGCGGGCTTTTCCTCTGCCTTGCCGGTAGATTTGCTGCCACCGAAAAGGGCTTCCTCTGCGATAACCTCTGTGGCTGTGCGCTTATTGCCGTTCTTGTCCTCATAGTTGCGAACTTCGATGCGGCCCACAATGGTGATAAGGTCACCCTTGCCAAACCACTGGTTCACGAATTCGGCGGTCTTGCCCCATGCTACGATGGGTACGAAGTCAGTCTTCTCCCGGTCACGGTTGCGGTCTACGGCGATGGTAAAGCCGCATACGCTCTTGCCGCTGTTGGTCTGTTTCAGTTCGGGAGCCTTGGTCAGACGCCCATTAAGGATTGCTTTATTTAACATATGTAACCTCCTGTTATCCCCATTGGTCTGCCATAGCGGCAGCGATTCCGGGGAAAGTCTTACTTCTTGCTTTTGCGGTTCTTGGGTCGCCCCACGGGATGATCTTCCCGTTTTCATCCACAGCATAAGTTGCGGACGCTCCTGCAGAAAAGCCATTCCGGTCAATTTCGCCTGGGTCTACCACATTGGTTGGATGTAGCTTGGGAAGCCCTTTCAGCCATAGACAGGTTGTTTTTCTGGCATGATGCCCATACTCATACGGCTGTATGATCTGATCCGGTTTCCGCCATGCTGTTGACATATGGCCAACTGGGTTCTCTATGGCTATCTTTGGGATATCCGACAGAGCAAACTCCATGAAGAAATTTACTGCCTCATGGCGATTGGCCAATCTGTTGAGGGCCGCGTCTCCGTACCGCTCCACATTAAACCAGCGGTTTCCCGAGACGGTAAGATAGGTGCAGGGAGGATGCGCTATCAGCAAATCCCACTTGCCGATCTCGTGCCGGGTGCCCTCCATGGTGGTAATGGTGCCGCCGGTAAGAACCGCTAAAGCGTCCCCCAGTATGTGCCATTCGAGGTGCCCGCCAGACGGCTCCTGTATATCGCAGGAGTACGCTTCGTGCCCCTTTGCCCGGAAAGCCTTGCAAACCTCCTGGCTTTCCTCACAGGCCACTAATACCTTCATCTGTTTCCTCCAAATAGTTCGTGTAAAATTCCTCCCGGAACATCGGGATAGTGAAATCGTAGTTGTCGATACAGGCTTGCTCGCCCAGCCGGTGCAGCCAATCCATCACCTCGGCACAGCTGTGTGCGTGTGTCAGGTGGCACGGCTCGTGGCACAGGGACACCCAAAGCCCCATGCGCTTGCTTTTGTTCCGCATGGCGTTGCCGAAAATTTCGTGCCGGTCGAGCTTTACGCCGGAGCGCTGGCACAAAAAGCACTTAGATGTGTCGGCCTGCACGATGCTCGGAGCGTAACCGTTTCGGTCAAGCTCTGCTCCCCATTCGTTTTTCATTTGCCCCATTCCTCCTTTAGCAAGGCCAGCTCTGCCGGCGCTGCTGTCTCGATGCCCTGCTCCTTGCAGTCCTCTACGATGAGGTCAATCAGTCGGGACATTTGTTTCGTATCATAGCAGCTTGAACCGTAGTAGAGGATTACATTGGTGCAGCCGGGCAGCTTGCTTGGAAAAGCGTCTGTCACCCAGCCAATCCCATGCTTGCACCACGCCTCTTGCATATTGTCTGCTGCGTCTGACTTGACGCACACGATGGTGTTCACGCCCATCTCCCGCACATAGTGCCGGTAGATTTCGTCTCTCGGTCTTCCAAGCGCTTCGGATAAGGCGCCGATAAGAACCCAGCAGTACGCATTGGCATCGAGTGACCGCCTATTCTTGACCTCGGACAACTCTGCGGCATAGGCTTTTCCAATCTCCATGTTGTCGAGGAAGGACTGTGCGGCTGCGGCATCTTTGGTATACAGGGTGATGCCGTAGCCGTTCCGGTCTCTTGTCCAGTCGGCAGAATCAAACCGGAGCCTTGTTTTCATTCCTCTTTTCGGCCTCCTTTGCGGCTTTCATACACGGACCGCACAAATGCCGTCCGAACATTTTCTCGGTGTATTGGACAATCTCCCGGACATACCATGTAGACCCGTCTCGTTTGGTGATTGGGACAATCGGTTTCCCGCAGTCAGCGCAGATTTCCGTGATGTCCTCTCCGGCATCGCCCGGTTGACCAAAACTAAATACGATGTTGCCGTTTTTGTCTGCGACCGTCAGATATGTAATCTGTTCGCCGTGTACTTCCATCTCCGCTACCGTGAACCGTGCCCACTTGTCATTGCTATCTGCAGGCTCATATTTTCCGTTGGCGTTCTTTTGCGTCCTCATCGGGACAACAATGTTGATTTTGGTGTAGAGCTCGCGACCGATCCCCCAATTAAAGCAGGCGCGCTTAAAACTGTCGGAGCTTTCGCCCTTTTCCTTTTCGGTGTAGCTTTCGGTTCCGCAGTCAGCTTTCCATGCCCATCCGTCATCCGTTTTGATACCGACACGGCAGAAAAGGTTCCCTTTGCATTCGTAATGCTCCCGCTGCCAGTTTTCAGCGCCAACCGTCTCGTCCAGAATGCGCATGTCGCATCGCGCGTCCTTGTAGCAGAGGAGCACAGCCCCTCTCGAAGTATAGCGGTCAACCCGCAGGTCAACCTCGTCCGCTCGCAGCGGTCTGAATTTAACCATGTTATCCTCCTTATTCAAAGTACCTGTCAGCATCCGTATCGCTGGCGTCAAACCGCTTAACACAGTTTTCGCAGCCAATGACCATGCCGTCCTTAATGTAAATTGTCTCGTTGATCTCGCAGCCGCACTCCGGGCAGATGTGCGGCTTATCATCGTAGTTATCCACCCAGCTCGGGATGGGCCTATCCGGGATATCGTATGGGTTCATGCTCATTCCTCCCAAAATCTTGCGAAACTCTCGGCGTTGTACTGCCCTTTCGTTACCTCTATCATCTCTCGGATGGTGTAGCTGTCTTGCAGCTTACCAGCGGAGCGCAGGCGCTCCGCAAAGGCTTCTGTCCCTTGACGGCAGGCACCCGTGATGATACGATACATTGTCTTGCAGTCCTCCAACGGGATTTTCTTATCCATGTCCATGCCCCGGAATTGGTCTGCGCCACGATCTTTGGCTTCCTTGAATTTCAAGTCCGCAATGCCGTCACGGAAGTCGCTGCAGTGAGCATAGTTTTTGCCATCGCCTACCACATTCCTTCCTTTGATTTTGCCGATATAGAGGGTATATTCACCGACATTTTTGGTGGATTTGATGTGCGTCAAAATGCCATCTGCATACAGATATTTGCCTGGCTTATACTCTCCATCGTTCAACCTCTTGACTTTCCGCTGTCCTTTTTGCTTGTCTCTTATCTGCGTGCCGCTGAGGTCGAGCCATCCGCCTACGGTTAGGCCGTCCGGTAGGCTGGTTATCTGCGTGCCGCGGAGGTCGAGCGAGCCGCCAACGGTTAGGTTCTCCGGCAGGCTGGTTATCTGCGTGCCGCGGAGGCCGAGCGAGCCGCCTACGGTTAGGCCGTCCGGCAGGCTGGTTATCGGCGTGCCGCTGAGGTCGAGCGAGCCGCCAACGGTTAGGTTCTCCGGCAGGCTGGTTATCGGCGTGCCGCTGAGGTCGAGCGAGCCGCCAACGGTTAGGTTCT